CCACCGAATCCTCCTTGACCATAGCCAGGGTCATAACCACCCAGCCCTCCGGTTGATAGAGCGCAGCCACCGTTATTATATTTAGAGATAACGCCTCCAATACCGCCGTTACAGCCATCCTGTAACCATCCACCGCCACCGCCACCGGTCCAGAAGTAATGCAGATCTGAGTATCCGTAATCGAATTGCCATACAGATCCGCGGCCACCTTCTGGGACCGCTCCACTAATAGGCGCCTGTCCATCCCCGACAGAATTCGCCGAACCTGGCTCATTACCTGAGTAACCGGCGCCGCCACCGCCTAAGCACAATAGGATGTGTTGGAACGTATTGCCTACACGCCGGTACACGCTGCAAGCAGACCCGCCATGTCCACCGTAATTTCTGTTATCCGTAGAGTGTTGCAATCCTTGCTGCCCGACCAAAATACGCAACAGCTCCCCAGCCTTCAGCGACTGAGTGCATCTGATAATTCTTCCGCGACCGTCATATGTACCAGCTCTTCCAGCTCCAGCTGTCTCGATGATGTAATCACCATCCTTCGGGACGACCCAATACTGGATGCCTTGCTCGACAGTGAATAGAGAGCGGTCGCTCAGCCAATCAGCCTGATTAGGTTGTGATGTATATGCAGCGAGAGCTTGATCAAGGCTCGGACCGAAGCGTCCTGTCGCGTTACACCGCGTGAATGTGATCGTACCGCTGAAATCGTAAATTAAGCCTGTGGTTGTGTATGTTGTACTTAGCTGATCGACGATTCCCCAGGATGCAGACGTGCCGTCAGTCGTTAAGTATTGTCCAGAGCTTCCAGTTTGATCTGGCAGCGTTTCTGAGTTGATATCCATATATCTGGCATCAGACTCAGCCTTCGTATACGCCGTATCAATTGGCTCATAGCGAGCGTCAGACTCCGCCTTGGTGTAGGCGCTATCAATCGGCTCGTAACGCGCATCAGACTCACCCTTGTCGTAAGTGTTGTTTGCTACAACACCCTGGGCACGGCCAATGTACTTGCTCATGACTGCTCCAATACAGACAAGATGACGTCGACCTGGCTGTCATTGTCGCCGGTCACTGTGATGGTTTCACCAGACTGCATGATGATCTTGCCGTCCAGGACCGATAACGCGGACCCAGATGGGATCGGTGCGTCCTTGATCACATAGGTGCTATCGAGCTGTACTGACGCAAGCTGTGACTCGACAGCCTTGTTTGCCAGGTTCATCCCGATCACAACCGCTGTCGATCCAGCCGGTACTGTGTAGATCTGCGCGCCGATCGTGCTCGCAGCGCCTGTGAAGTTCTTAAATACGTTCGCCATTGTTTACCCCAGTGCGATCGAGAGGGCGAGGGCGGTGCCTGCCTCATCCACGTTGATGTTTGCCCGAGCAGATGCTGCGTCGACATCACTCAAATTGTTTGACGCGACCACATAGCCAGCCACGGCGTGGTTACCCCAGCCATAGGCGGTGTCCCAGTTGGCTGCGTTCGCTGTTGCTGTGCTGATTGTTGAGTTCAGCGTCGAGACCTCGGTATCGATCCGCCCATTGAGTGTCGAGACGTTCGACGTGATCGTGCTGTTAAGTGTCGCGACCTCAGATGTGATGCGTGCGTCAATCACGCCATCCTTCGTATTCACCGATGTGATGGTGTCGTACCCAACCAGGGCGTGATCACCCCATCCATACGCTGTGTCTGCGTTTGTGCCCTGGGCAGCTGTCGCGTACGCAGCGATCGATGTGGTCGCGATATCACCGAGGCCGAGATTGGTGCGCGCTGTTGGAACATCATCTAGATCAGCCAGGTTCTGTGCGATCTTGAGCGAGCTCGCTAATGTTGCGGCAGCGTTGTTCTCTGAATCGAGTGCAGCAGCTGCCGAATCACCGGCTGCCGTCGCGTAATTTGAGGCGATCGTCTCAGGTGAAACCCAGGCGCTGCCATCGTAAAACTTGAGGAGGTTGTTGGTGCTGTCCCAGTAGATATCGCCGGTGTCTAGTGCCGACCCATCGTCGTCAAGCGTAGGAGCAGTCGCATGCGATCCGAGGTACTGGTCCCCAAACGCGTCTAGCAGCGTCTGTGTCGCCTCCTGCGCAGCCTCAGCACCCTGTCTGGCGGTAATTGCGTCATCTCTGGCGCCTTCTGCCGCCCCTTGTGCTGTCTGGGCGTCATTTCGATGTGATAGCGCCGTGTCGCGGGCGTTTTCCGCCAGTCCCTGGGCTGTTTCAGCGCCCTGACGGTGAATAAGTGCATTGTCACGATGCTGCTCGGCTAAATCACGCGCCGCTTGTGCTGCGATACGGTCAGAATCGGCAAGCGCAGCCTGTTCTGTTGCCAGGGCAGCCTGTTCTGTCGATAGTGATGCCTTAGTTGTGGACCGGTCTGCCTCATTTTCGGCACGATCTGCCTGGGCCTGGGCACGATCGGCAGCGTCACGGGCCTGTTCCTCGAGGAGATCAGCGCCTGAAGTCAGATTGTCCTGGAAGAAACCACCGGCCATTACTGTACGCTCCGTATCGCAACGACGTCACCGAGATCTGCGTCGTCGGCTGCCACCTTGAGTGTGCCCATCGCGAGCTGGTACTTGGATTCCCATACCGCTAGACGTTGATCATCCTGAAGATATGGCGCAGCCTCAACCAGTGCACCGTATAAAAATGCGTCTGTCGCGACCTGGAGGAGGGCAGGCTCGTCTGTGTCGGCCTGGAAGTCCTCGATCACGAAATACGACATCACAAAATCTGTAGTCTGACGTGGGTAGAACCAGATCTGGTCGCCGACCCGGCCATAGAACTGCGGCTGACCAGCAAGATCAGGGTATACCTCAGAACCTGGCGCCGCGGTCAGTGTGACGTCATTCGCCTGGACCCACCGGACAGCAATGAACTGCTGTGGAATCTCAAACTTGCCACCTGAAGCCGTACCAGCAAGCAGGCGCTCGTTCGTCGGTGTACGCGCCGTGCGATAGATCCGCTGCGCTGCCAGCTCGACGAAGTCACCAATCTGTGAGTCGAGATCTGTCCGGTCCAACCAGTCGGCGACCTTAGTCTTGAGCTGTCCTATGTTCACAATTTACCTTCCCAGATACGGAGCTTGCTGTACTCGTTTGAGTTGAGCCCCTTGTAGAGTTTCTTGAGATCGTCTCGGTCCATCGCCTGGAACTTCGGCTGGCCATACTGGTTAACGATTCCCAGCTTCTTCTGGATCTCACCTAGTACCGCCAGGGGGATCCGTGCAGCGACGCGTAGATCGCCACGCTGCTCAATTTGTCGTGCCTCTTCGATCGATTTGATAATCGGGGTCGTGTCCTGCACGCGGACGTGTTCCACAGATAGGTCATCATTGACCTTCGCGGTCGATATATAGCTCATTGATTTACTCCAGAAACGAAGAAGGGCCCCGAAGGGCCCCTCTAAGTCATCACCTGTTGGACGGGTGATTAAGCTGCAGGCGTGATAGTCACCATGCCGTGACCCTTGTCGTGCTTCACTGCACAGGTCAATTCGGTTGTGATCATGACTTCTTCTGAGTCAGAAGTTTTCGCCATGCGAGTTGTTGTGAACGGACGCAATGTCGCAACTTCAACGTACTGTGGGTCAACCAACAAAACGTGATCTGCAGACTGGAATCTGTTCAATACAACAGACAGCTCGCCGAACGGGCTGACCATGAGGTCAATTGAGTTCACAAGTTCAGTCGAGCTTGCGAAGTCACGCTGACGGCCTGACGCAGTCGCGAAGCCAGCAATTGTCAATGCGTTCGCTGGGTTCGTCATGAGGATCGATGGATCCGCACCTTCCGCGTAACACGCTTCGTGTGCTTCCAAGATCGCTGCTTCTGTGACAACGCCACCAGCTGCAGTCGCCTTAGTGACGTCCGCATTGATTTGGTTGATTACAGACGCCATCTTCGCTGCAATAGAAGTTGAGCCAGTCACTGCTGCCTGGTCACGACCAACCATCGCTGCTTCGATGTCGCGCTTCATTTCCTTACCGCGCTGGCTAATGTTGTACGCAAGCTGTGAAGCGATGCCGTACTTGTTGACAGCCTCAGCTGTTCCAGCGACTGAGGCAGTTGCTGCGAAGATCTGAGTGCGGTTTGACTTGATCTCAACGTCAGTTGGGTTTGTGTACGCAGGTGTGAAGCCCTGTACGTTTGCGTTGTCAGCGTTTGCTGATGCAAGCGCGTCCTGTTGCCACTCATAGAGTGTCGCGTCACATGAAGCCTTCTGCGCAGTAGTGAACGCAGGAGTTTCTTCTGGAGAGATCTGACGGATCACCTCGTCAACGTCGCGAACCAGGTTGCCCTGGGTTTTATCAAATGTAGTTACTGTCGCCATGATAGTTCCTTAATTGCTTAACAGTTTCTCGATATCCCGTTGCAATACCGCTGCAGCGTCCTTCACACCTCGGTTCTTACGCAGGCTATCCATCGCAGACTTCTGCTGACGGGCCACCATTGTTTGATTCGGGTTAGAAGCCTTCGCCTTACGGGTACTGGTCACAGGTTTGGCCTTCTTCTCGCTCGCTACCTTGCGTGAGTTATGGAACTTCATTGCATCCAAGAACATCAGCATGGGGCGGTAGTCCGCGATTTGATTGAACTCCTCAGCAGTGATCCCGTAGTTGCCGACAAACTCTCTGAGTTCGCCGTACAGCTCGTTAGACCATTGCGGCACCAGGGTCTTGAGGGTTTCAACAGATTGCTGCGCCAGCATTTGCTGTTGCGCGGCTGCTTGTTTTTGAGCTTGCTCAACAAATTGTTGTTGCGCTTGCTCGAAGGCTTGCACTTGCTGCGCGGCCTGGCTGTATTGCTGCGAGAGCTGCTGATACTTCGCCGGGTCGTTCTGCTGTAGTGTTTGCCAGTCGACGCCATCAAACTGTTGCAATCCGACTCGGGTTGCCTGGGTCATATAGGCCAGGGCCGATGCGTACTGCTCCTTCGTTTGATCCACCTCCTTACGCTGCTCTGCGAGCGCCTGCGTCTTCTTGGTGTAGTCAGCCTGTCTGAGATATCCGGACTTCAGATCCTCGACCGTCAGATCCTCGTCACCTACGGTGATTACGATGCTGTCCAGGTCAATTTCTGGTGCCTCTTCTTCGTCCAGATCGGCCTCTTCACTCTCGTCCTGGTCCAGGTCATCAGATGCGTCATCCGATTCTGGCTCCTCGGCTTCGAGCTCGAGATCCTGTTCAGGCTCGTCACTCAGGTCATCGCTGGGTTGTTCGACTGCTGTGTCGAAGCCCATGCCTGCGATAGCCTCCATGATTGGGTCATTCGTCTGCTCAACGCTCTCGGCGCTGGGCGAATCCACTTGGGTTTGCTCGTCCATTACTAGTTCCTTGCTTAGTTGACGACAGCCTCAGCTGCCAATGCGTTGAGCTCATGCACCACGCGGTGCAATGCTCGAATCTCTGCGTGAAGCTCGTCTCGGCGTTCCGATTCGTTTGGCTTCGTGCAGATCATCTCGTCGGTGATACGTTCCAGGACTCGCCCGTACGCATCATTAAATACGTCATCTGCGAGTAGCGTTGTTGCGTGCTTGGCTCTTGCGTCGCGCTGCTGCTCGTTTTGTGGTCGGATGCGGTTCTGCAGCTGCTGCTGAATACTCCGCAAAATACGTTCTTCTGCGGTCCTCCAGATTCTCACCATGTTTTCGCTCCTTAGCGCGGGCAATGAGTTGTTCTGTTGCTGTCATGTGTATCCCTATTTTTTGGATTTGGATCCGCTGCACTTCCAACGCTTGCGAGACAGTCGGAGTGGTGAGTTAGGATCCTTGGCTGCCTTCGGGTGGTCCTTCATTTGACCCGCCGATCGAGCGCAATATGCATCTCCCTTCTTGGTGCCAGGCTTCACCTTGGCTCCCTTCTGGCCGTAAGAAACCTTCTTGCCAGACGCAGTCTTGTGAACACGCGCCTTACCCTTGGTTGGCTTACTCGGCATAGAGCGCCCCTTGTTTCTGCTCGTCGTACGGAATCTGATCCAGGAGGATTCCCGTGCCTGCGGCGCCAGCCAGGATGTGGTCCCAGTCCTTGAGGAATGGATCAAACGCAGCGTCAACGTGGCGATATTGTTTGTTGCGACCCAGGTACACCGTTTGTGGCTCCTTGAGTTGCTGCTTCACATGCGGAGGCATCTCGTCGAACTTGCCACCGATATCAATAATGTTGCTGATCTTGACGCCTGGGATTTCCCAGTCGATGTCGCCGTTCCAATTCTCTGTGAACGTGTTATGGACCTCATTCGGTTGGAACATCCAGTCCGCGATATCGTCTGTCTTCGCCGACTCAATAGTCGCGATGATTCCATTGTTGTCACCGTCATAGATCACGCGATCCGTTGCGAACTCACGGAGATCTGAGTCGTAGCTATCCATCGCCTCGAACGCGTCCGGCGGATAGGCATCCAGGTCGTTATGATCGAAGTCCAGACCGAGATAATTCCGGCCCTCGTAATCTGTATTAAGGTAACCACGCGTATCTAGACGCATTGGGTAAACATTCGGTCCATATGTCTGAGCTAACGCGTTCGATGGTGTCGAGAAGACCGGGTGATCATCCCGGTAGGTGTTCCCAGCCCTGGGATAGGTCCGCGGGTCATTTAAATGCTTCTCATCGAATAGATTGACACTCTGAGCGCCACGCCACACAGATGTCGGGAACATCGCGTCGGCACGCTGCGCTGCCGTGTTGTCCGCTGGTAAACCCAGGCCACCTTCGTATAGAGGTAACGCAGCACGCTGCTGCGCTGTCGCCATCCGCTCTGCATCGTTCTGCTTGAAGAAGAGGGCGATCGCCTCTGCCAGTTTCGGCAGCTGCTTCATGCCTGCCATTACTGGTACTCAGACCGGTCAAGCATGACACCAGCGGTCGGCACACCAGCCATCATGGTGATGCCCATCAATGGGATCTCACCACGCACGAACTTCTTCATGACTTCCATTGGGCTGATACCCATCTTGTCAGCTGTGTGGCGGACCCGGACGTCAAATAGTTCAGTGAACGGCTTCGCGTTCGCGACACCAGTCTCCTCAGCACCACCGATCCAAGCAGATGCCTGGTACTGCGCTGGGTGGATACCGATGCGTCCTGCATGATCCTGCTGCGTTACCTCGAACGACTGGTAGTCTGATGTGTTCGGTGACTTGTTCTTGCCGGTAATCAACTGATGGTTATGTGAGTCCACCGTCACAGGGCGGTAGTTGCCCTGAAGGTTCTGCGAGAACCGTGACGTCTTCGGGTTACTGACAGAGTCATAGCTGCCGCCACCCGCCAGGTTCCGCAGATTATGCATCTGGGTCTCGTGTGCCAGGTGACCGTAACCCTTCGGCATATCGGCATTGGTCAGGCCGCCGTGGAACGTACCCTGGTTATCCATGTGGTACATCATCGAGCCGCGCTTGATGTTCTCAGAGACCTTGGACCGCGGAGAAGTCGCCGCAACGAAGTCCATGAAGCGGCCAAACGCCTGGCCACCTTCGTCACCGAGCTCGTCCATAAATGCATTCCGGATCGGCGAGGTGTTGTACCACTCCAGGCCACCCTCGAGCATGCCACGCTTCACGACCTCGTCGACACGGGCCATGTTCTCTTCTGTCAGGAACTCACGGGAGACCTTACCTGGTCCACGCGGTGGCTCATACACTGGGAGGTCCCGCTGTGGGACTCCTTCTGGTACGTCAGCCAGGTTATTCAGATCGAAGAACGCGTCCTTCGGTGGCTTATAACCCAGTTGTTTCATGATGTATGCCGCCACGCCAGGCAGCTGTTTTGCGCCAGCCATTACTTGAAGTACCCGTTGTCGTAGAGATAACCAAGACGAATCAATGTGTCGTCATCCAATAATCGTCCGCTGATTGTTGACGGCCAGTTAATGTCGCCGCGCCGCGGTGCACGCTTGAGTAGACCTCTCGGATTTTGGGGATCGTTCGAGAGGTAGTTACTAGGGATGCCTTGCTTGATATCTGACCAGCTCGATTGGTACTGACCAAACGGCTGGATAATGTCCTCGTACTCCTTCTTGGTCACGGTCAGGGTCCGGGGGTTGATTGCCTTGTCATTGTCGTAGCGATTGGTGTATCGGATCGGTGTCTCCAGGCGCTCCTTCGGGCTCATAAATAAACGCCCCTCAGCGGCGCGTGACTCCGCCTCACCCATCAGCTTGGCGTAGCGATCGATCGACCGGCCACCATATGCTGTCGCCATCGACTCCAGCAGCCGCTCGAACTCATCGTTCTGTTCCTGGGCGAAACTGGACGGATCCTTACGCTGCCCGTCTGGATACTGATGACGGACCCTGTACTTCATGCCACTGCCGGTGCTCTTAATACGCCCGATCTCGCCGTTACGCATGATCTCGAGGGTGTCCTTGATGTCCTGCGGCTTGTAGATCGACGCAAACTCAGGCGTGCCACCGCTCGGTAGCTTGGTGAAGTCCTGCATCGCATGCTGCAGCTCGTGCACGAACGTCGTCGGGGTTGAGTTCCCGCGGTTCTGGTTCGGATTCACACCAATCAAGAAACTCCTCGGGCGATAGAAACCTGCGTACTCCGTGTTCGGGTTCTTATCGACCTCAATATAGTCGACGCCTGATGTCACCTGGCGTAACCGATCCGCACCAGGCAAGTCAGCCAACGGGAAACGATCCGGCAGCTTGTTCTTCATGTTCATGAAGCCCTCGACCATCTCCTGGTCGTTAATCTCAGCGCGTGGCATCCCGTCAGGGCCTACAAACGCACCAGTCTGACGCCGGTAGTTGTCACGCAGCTTGTTCGCCTTCTCTGGCGTTAACCCTGCAGCTGATGGTGTCGGTCCGCCGGTCTCCTTATAGAGCTTCATCGCGCCGTCCATCGCCTCACCAGCTTGACCACCGAGGTCTGTGTGGCGACTGATGCCCGGTCCAACGAAGATATCGTTCCGGTTTCTGTGGTTACCGAAGTTCATCGGCGCGCCACCGACAGCAATCTCTGTAGCCAGGGCAGCGGTGTCACTGAAACCCGCGTCGCGTGCAACCTGGCCCGCAATCGGGGCCCCCATAAACTGCGCCGTGTCTGACAGCGTCCGGGTCAGGGGCTTGGTTGCCTGGCGGATCGCACCACCGATCGCAATGTTCTGACCGATAAACTCATCAGACAGCCGACCGATCTCAGAGTCTGGCGTGATGACATTGGCAGCGTCATCCATGTACTTGAGGCCGCGTGTTACAGCGACGTCATCCTCGAGATCGTTCCCCTTCACGACATCAACAACGTCGTCGATCGCCTTCACAGCGACATACGGAGCACGCACAGCACCACCCAACGCACCCTTGGCGCCGTCTAGGTACATCCGGAGCACCTGACCAGGTGTTTTCCGTTTGACCTCGCCGCCAATACGGAATGGGTTGAGTTGATCGTCCATTAAATCGTGACGTTCCTATTTTGTTGGGTTTCAAGTTGCAGCTCTGCCAGGTCCATCGCAGCGTCATGTGACTGCTTCTCTTCCTGGAGGTCATACTTGGTCTCTGAATCCTGTGACTTCAGCTGGATGTTCGCCTGACCCAAGAGGAAATCGTTCTGGACCTTCATCTGCTGAATCTGCAGCGCTTGCTGCTGCAGCTGCATTTGCATCTGAGCCATCTGAGCCTGCGCTTGTTGCGCCTGCGCTTGCTGCTGCTGTGCCATCTGCTGCATTTGCTGGTACTCAGGGTCCTCTGGTGACATCAGGTAGGCAGAGGTCTGTGCGATACCCATGCGTGCCGCTGTCTCTGCGAGAAGGGCGTGACGCTGCTTGTCGCCATACAGTGGGTCCTGCATGATCATCTGATGTAATGCGACCATCGCTTGCGCCTGGTCACGGGACTCGTCTGGTGTCAGTGCGACACGGACAGTCATGTCTGCACGATCACCCAATTGCTTAGGGATCACTTGCATAAACTTGCCACCCACACGGATCGTTTGCGGCTTCTCTTCGTACTGCAGCGCCAGGCGATACACCTCGTTCAGCAGCGGACGTAAGAACAGCTCCGCCAGGTGGCGCGCCATTGTCATGATCTTGCGGTTGCCCATCGTGCCCAGGGCTTCGATCAGCTTGCCTGAGTTGTTTCCGTTGAGCGCTTGGGGGTCGATTCCGTTTGAGATTCTGCTGACGCCTGATCGCTGCTCCTTCTCGCGAGCAAATAGCTCGTCCGTCTGGAACGCAGCAGGCGAGAGCGAAGGGGTCGGCATCGGTACGACCGCTGTTGGATCCGCCGCATTGATGACACCTCCGATGTTGTTGTCGACCAGCTCGCGTGGGTTCTTCACCATCGACAGGTTCGCAACCACACGGCTTGTATTCGCCATCGCCTGGTTGTCGATGATCAAACGCTGCAGCGTGGACCGTGACTTCTGGATATCAAACAACTGATCCGCCAGTGATAACCCATACACCTGGTGTGGTAACGGGAACGGGCAGAACGTGTAGTAGGGGTGCTTGTCGACTTGCTGGACAGACAGAACCTTGTCGTCACAGTACGCAATCTGGTACAGCGCCTCTTCACCGGTTCCGTCCAGGTCGCAGCGCAAATAGCACTCAAACAGACGGTAGTATTCCTGGTCGTCGTTGACGATCGGTGAGATCCGCTCACGGCTGGTCTCTTCCCACTCGTTGTATGACGACTTGTCTGGTGACAGCTTCTCAATTTGTTCGTGATCAAACCCGAGATCTAACAGCTCAGCCTGTGTCACATAACTAATATCAGCAGTGAAGCGCGAGGTCTCAATATCATCCGCATCCGGGTCCACGAAGAAACGCTCGGGTGCCACGATCTCAACGCGTACCTGGCTTGCGTCCTTAATCTGGACCAATTCCGCTGTGACTGTCCCGTCGCCGTTGTCCTGAATCTCACCGGCCAACTCAATGTTCGGCTGCGAGAGCGCCATGTCCAGCATCTCAATAGGACCCGTCAACGACTCGTACTCAGACTCTTCGTTCGGCTCCCAGTAAACCTTGGCGATGCCCATCTTGGCCACCAGGCCGTCGTGGATCAGGTCGTGCAGCAAACGGTAGCCGTTGTTCTGCTTATAGAACACATGGTTCACATAGCGTGTCGCCTGGTCCGCCATCGGCACGTCGTCTTCGTCACGCGGCTCGAAGCGCACAACCGACTCGGATGCATTGAACGTCTGTAGCAGCACAGATTTGACCGACTCAACCGCGTCAAACACGTCACGCGAGATGTGCTGCGAGCGGTTCGGTTTCTCATTGCCGAACGGCTTACCGAAGTACGCGTCATAGCCACGCACACGCTCGTAGGCGATCTCTGAATCAACGTGCGTCTCTGCAGCGTCAATGTAACGCTCCAGCTTCTGACGCAGCTCGTCTTCTGTCAGTGGTCTGTTGTATTCCATCTATAGGTCCATCGTTGGGTATAACGTCTCTGGCATGTTGCTGGCCGAGCCAGGCTTGTCACCGAAGCGCTCAATACTTAATACGCAGTAACGCGACGCATCCATCACGTCGTCGAACTGCTTCACAATCTTGCCGTTCTTACGGTGGTATCTCCGGAACTCAGAGAACCACTGGCCGCATGTGCCGAACACCTTCAGCCGTCCGGTACGCATCCGCTCGAGCATGATCATCAGACCAGGCTCAACGAAACGCGTGCCATCCGGGTTGGTAAACGGTCCAATCAACTCGAGACCGTGGTTTCGGTACATATCCGCCAGCGTCTTGCCGGAACCCTTCTCGGTCTGGTCACCGTCAGCGGGGTACACCACAGGGATCTCCATCCTGGCCTTGATCGCCGCGGCGTGTATCGCTGGGACCTCGCCAGAGACGGCGTACTCGTCGGTGATGTAGATAATGTCCGAGTCTGGGTCGAACGCAGCCCAGATCGCAGCAGTGGGGTGGTCGATGCCGAAATCCATCGCAGCCAGACGTTTCCAATGGTCGGGGATCGGGAACGGATCGATCCGCACCGCGTCCTCTGAGATCGGGAACACCATCCCTTCACCCAAGACCGGGATCCCCTTAGAGCGCATGTCACGCTGGTACTCAGGCATCGCGTCCAGCAGCTGCTGCTTGGTTGCGCCATCCAGGTGCGGCGCGTCATCCCAGGTGACGTTGCCCAGCCACTGGCCAGGCTTAATATCCTCCATGAACTGGGTCACCAGCTCCGTCATCCCGTTCTCTGGCGTGAACGTCATCAAGACGTAGCCACCCTTGTTCTTGTTACCGGTCGCTGTCCGTGTCAGCAGCTGCGGGTAGATCGTCGGGTCCTGTGGTTCCTCATCGATCCACGCGAAGTCGACCGTCGAGCCCATCAACACATGCTGACCCTGGCTGTAGGACTTGAACGACACCACGGACAAGCCTTTTGGGTGTGTAATGCGCACATCCTTAGCCAGGCGGGGGACACCAACAGTCGGCGTCACACCCTGCACTAAATGCGTCGGGATCATCGCGCCAGTCATCTCACCAGCTAACAGGTCCCCAAACAGCTCCTTCTGGATCACGTCACGCATCTGCTCACCGGTGACACCGAGACACCAGATCCTGGGCGCGTAATCGAACCTGGCGCCTTCCCACCAGTCGGGGTACATCCCCGTGGCGTGACACGCGACCTCGAACGCTGCCGAGTAGGTCTTACCGACCCGGTTGGCTGCCATCAGCAGCCGCTGCTTGTTGTTTGCCCCAGCCCTGTACAGCTTGTCCTGCCAGGGGTAGGGCGAATAGAAGGCCGAGGGATTCTCCGCCTTGAGCTGTCGGTATTGGTTGACTAGCTCCATCACACGCTTGGCCGTAGCCAGTTTGCGTTTGTTCATAGTGCGTCTACGTCGACGCCAAACTCTCTCAACTGCTCGATCAGTTCCTCTGCCGACACATCGACATCAACCTGACCAGAGTGCGTTGTGTGCTGATCGATACGGTCCACCCAGCCACACTTGTTCTTCATCGAGAACACCCACTTGGTGGGGCAGACCTTCTGCTCGATCTCACCAGAAATCTCTCTCCTGGGGATCGACGCCCACCAGGCCGCAGAGTGCGTGTCAGCCATCTCCATCGCGGCATCGAACGCCTCGTGGCTCTTACGCCAGTTGTGCAGTGTCTTCCGGGTGACGCCAAGGTCAGACGCCATCTCTTCGTGGTGGTAACCCATGCGACCGAGCTCTATCACACGATCGCAACAGGCCTTCGTGTACTTGCTCATGATCGCTCCTGATGCAGTCCCAGAGGGTTATTGCGGGCACAAAAAAACCCGCCGGAGCGGGTCTTTTGGGATTTCTTGTAGATTGCCTATTTATACCTGATCCCCGTGTAGACACAAGTTGGACAAAACGAACCAATGCGTGGGCCGTAGATTCGGGCGACGACATAGCTCCCAGCGCGTGTAGCGGTTGAATCGCTTGTGCCTGGCAAGGTACTCCTGGACGCATTTGTATTCTCTGACCATCGTCTTCATTACTTCACCTCCAGCTTCGGGTGCGT